ACCGGATGGACGCGCATTTTTAAAAGTGTGCCCCACATGTCTGTACTATTCACTGCTTTTTTAAAAGTGTGCCCCACATGTCTGTACTATTCACTGTAGATGATTGAATGTTGTCAGAATGTAATCATTGCATATTCAAATTTCAAATTAAATGTATCCGGATTAGAAAGTCATGCTTGCCGTGACTTTCCTAGAACTTGCTGGGCAAGTTTGTCACATTATAAATCATGGGGGGGTGGTTGCACTAATGCAACCAATGGCTTCAATACCTTGGACCCATAACCAATGCTGGGTATGGCTCTGCAGATAATGTTAGCTACCAGTATATAGGATGTTTAGGAAATAATATTGTATTTGATATCCCTCGTGATAAGAATGATTATCTACAATATAGTTTAATTGAGATGTTTAAGGATAGATTAGTAGTTAGTAATAATTATGAGCCGCTTATGGCCCCTCTACTTAATTGTATTCATGTTGTAGTTATGTCTAATTTTCTCCCAGACTTCGAGAAGATTAGCGTAGATAGAGTCCATGTAATCCCATGTAAACCATGTGGTGTTTGTCTTAAACACCATAATATTGATAATAAATGTGAGGATTATATTGAATAAATAATTTTGTTTCTTGAAAACAAGAAAGAATGCAATGAAAAAAAAAAACAAACAAAAAAACATGAGCCCTCTATTATTTTAAGAGAAAACATGGCCGCGCAGCGGCCCATTGAAAAAAAATTAATATGGAAGTAAAAAATATTTCACTAAAACGACGATGTATTGAAAAAGTTGAAATGGGACTAAATTGTAAATATGGGCCTGGCCCAGAATCAGCTTAGTGGGTCCTATTTTGAAATAAATAATTATTTAGGAGGCCAGAAATGTTTATCTAAATTAGCCCTTAATTTATCTAAATCTCTAATATAATCTATGGGTTGTTCCTCCATTAATATTTTAAGGGCATTAATTGTGGATCCTGAATTAATGGCATTTGCGTATGAATCGTTGGCAGATTGGCAACCTCCTTGAGCACATGGAGATGAGGTTCCCCATCTTCGTGTAATTCTCTGGAAACCCTAATAAATAATTTATTTACTGGGGTAGAAATATTTTGTAACTGTGTAAGAGCTTCGTCTTTTGTAAGAGAACGGTGGGAATAAGTCAAGAAATAATTCTTGGCTTGAATTCTAAATTTTTTAGTCGGTGGCATATTTGTAATAAGAGTGATGTCTCCGAATCAGAGCTCCCTTCAACTTGGTGAAATGAATTGGAGACTGGAGTACAATATATACTAGAACGCTTAATAGCCTTATTGATCCAGTTCACACACGTGGCGTCCATCCGTTATAATATT